GTTGCCAGTCACAGTATTAGGAGGGAACGAGAATGAGTAAGCAAATCGCAGCAGCGCTCGCAGCGCCTTTCACCGGCACGGATCTGAAGCAGCGCCCAGGGCGCGGCGGAATGACCTTCACCTACGCAGATGCACGAGCCGTCGCCCAGCGCCTTGACGATGTTCTGGGGCTGGCTGGCTGGCAGTTTGAGGTCAAGGTTGCTGACGCCCAGCGCTTCGTCGTACACGGCACCTTGGTCGCAGTGATTGACGGCGTGACCACTGTCCGACAGGACTTTGGCTACCCAAACAGCGCGCAGGATGACGAGCCACTCAAGTCAGCAGCAAGCGACGCCCTGCGCCGCTGTGCAGCCCAGATTGGGGTAGGGCGGTCTCTTTATGCGTCAGGCACAGGAGCGAGCCTCTCCGTGGCTCCTACACCCCTCTCCGTGGCTTCTGTGAAGGCATCTCAGCCTTCGGTTTCTACGAGTGATGTGGCCGTAGCAGCCGCAATGCTCTTCGCAGAGGGCGAATGCCCAGACCACCGCACGGCGTGGTCGTTCAAGCCTGCCGGTATTAGCAAGGCTGGCAAGCCGTACAACGCGTTCTACGCGTGCAGCGGCAAGTCGAACGGCACCTTCTGCCAGCGCAAGCCCAGCATCGCCTGGACTAACGCCCAGGTGCGCGATGAGGGTGAGGCAATGCTTGCCGCCAAGGCGAAGGGGCTGCACGATGGCAACCCTGAGCTGGAGACAGCGCTTGAGGACCTGCCGTTCTAAGTCGAGCGGCATCATCTACGGCTGGGAGAGACTGGTGACCTCCACCTCTCCCAGCCACTAACACAGAGCGGAGGACGAAATGAGTCTATGGGTCAAGTGGGATGTCAACAGTCACAAGGATGACAAGATCGCAGCGCTGACTGACACGCAGTTCCGCGCCTTTATTACGCTGATCGCGGAGGTGAAGACCTTGCGCTCCGGCGGAGTCTTCAAGAACCGAAAGCACGCCAAGGCAGTCATCGGATCACGGCTCGGAAGGGCTGTGGATAAGTTGATTGAGAGCGGCCTCCTGACCGAATCTGGAGACGGTGTCGTGGCAGTGTCGAACTACTCTCGGTATCAAGTCGACCCAACCTCGACCTCGCGTGGACAAACTTGGCGAGCACGAAAAGGTGGGGAGTCAACGGTACCAGAGCAGAGCAGAACAGAGCAGAGCAGAATCTCTCCCTTACCCTCTCTTAAACGAGACGGAAAGAGCAGGCTCTTGCCTATCGGAGAGATCCTTGGAGTGAAGAAGTGAGAGTACGAGTGGAGAACCCTTCAGCTCGGACACTCTTGCAGAGAGAGCGACGAGCCAAGGAGACTCCAGAGGAGCGAGCATTGAGGGTGCTGAAGTACACGCTCTACAACCATCGGATGACGATGGAGCAGTACACGGCCTTACGGCTGGCACAGGCTGACCGGTGCGGTGCGTGCAAGGAGCCCCTTCGCTTTGGTGAGCCACGAGCCGTGACGGTCGATCACGATCCGCGCTGCTGCCAGTACGAAGGGCTAGGCACTCGGAGGACAAAGGGAGCGCCGATCTCGTGTGGCAAGTGCGTCAGGGCGCTGCTCTGCGGACCATGCAACCGAGCGGTCGGATTCCTAGAGCGCTATCCACAGCGCTTGCATATGTGGATTGAGTATGTGAGGAGGGTAATGAAGTGAGCGCACACATCGCATTCGTCGGACCACAGGGTTCAGGCAAGAGCACGCTGGCAGAGATGCTGGAGGAGCGGCGCAAGAGCCGGTACATCGTGCTGCCAATCGCGCAGACCATCCGTGAGGTGGCATCGCTCGCCTACGGCGTGGACTTTGACAAGAGCAAGCACTACGAGCAGCGCCGCCTGGGCTTGGATGTCAAGACCTCAGGCCGCGAGATCCTGCAAGACATCGGCGCGCAGCTGCGAGAACTGGATGCCTACTTCTGGATCAAGGCGTGGCACGACGCGTTCAACCGTCTGGCACCGCTAGGGCGGCCAATCGCCATTGACGATGTGCGTCTGCCACTGGAGGCGCACTTCCTCCGGCAGCACATCCCAGGGATCACCATCGTGCGTGTGTTTGCCTCCGCAGCGGCTCGCACCGAGCGCCGTGGGGTGCTCCAAGGGGCAGCCGATGTGACCGAGCACGGCTACCTCCAGACCGAGTATGACCTGCAAATCGACACAACAGACTTGACAGCGGAGAAGTCCTACGCGATCCTCAGGAAGTACATGGTGGATAACGGCAAGTGGTCGGCATCCCCAGAGGAGGAATCGTGAGCAATGTCGCGCTAACGGAACTAGAGACACGAGCCGCGCAGCTCGGCTATCACTACGACGGCCTAGTGCGAGTTGGTGAGCCACCACTCTGGACGGTGGTGCTCATTGACTCCGCTGGGTCGGAACTCACCTTCCAGGCTGGAAGCATTGAGGGAGCCATCGAACTGGCAACGGATCGAATGGCGCTCCTGTCAGGGCTGTGCGACCTATGAGCGGCTTTGCCTATCTCGGCATCACGCTTATCGTCATCAACACTGCGCTCTTTCTGGTGGTGTTCGCTAGTCTGCCGATGAGCATCAAGCGTGGCATCGGTGTGGCACCATCGTTCATCTACCTGCTCACCACAGCAGCGACAGTGGTCTGGATCTGGAGGGCTTTGCAATGGCAGGCGTAAAGACCAAGCGCGCAGGAGCAGCCAAGCCGCCGGTATGGACGGTGACCAATTGCACCGACTGCGGCAAGGTGATTGACTACACCGACCCTAAGCGGCAGGTGTTCCCTGGCACGCGCGTACTCGTGATCCACGAGAAGGGCCGACGCTTTGAGTGGCGGCACAAGGCGTGCGTCAAGTGAGTCAGATAGAGATCCTCACCCCTGAGCTGGATGAGGGCATCAAGTGCGTGCAAGAGGGCGCAGACGCTTGGTGCTATGACCCTAAGATCGGTCGCCAGTTTGCCAAGTTGAGCATCCGCTACTCCGACGCAATCGCGCCAGAGGGCTGGTTCTTCCTCAACGAGCACATCTTCAACCGCGCAACCATCGCGGACTTGATCAAGGCAGGTCACCTAGAACTGCAACAGTCCGTGTTCACGCTGTCCGACGGCGGACACGCACGGCTAGGAAGGCTGGTACAGAAGTGAGCAAGATGAGCGACCTAGACATCGATCAGCAGAACGCCGACAAGGCAAAGCGCGGCAAGCGCGCACGCAACAAGGGCAACTCATTCGAGCGAGAGGTCGCCGAGAAGATCGGCGGCGTGCGAGTCGGCCAGTACGGCGGCAAGACGGATGTGCAGTCCGACTGGATCGCCATCCAGTGCAAGGTCGGCAACGGCTCGTACTCGGAGCGCTACGACGGCTGGCTCCGCTCGGTGAAGGGCAACGCAACCCAGATCACGGCGCTCGTGGTGGGCGACGCACCTGGACCTGGCACCAAGCGCCGCACCATGATCGTGCTGGACTTTGAGGACTTCGTCGCGCTCCTAGGTACTCCGCGTGAGTAGGGAAGATGTGACCCTGCTGCGCGCAGGGTTCGCCAAGACCTTTGGTCCGCATCTTGCAGAGAGCCGCCGCTGGTCTGCGTTCACCTTCATCGCCGACATCCTCATCGCACGATCCTTCAGCCAGCCCACACTCATCGTTGAGACAGGCTGCGCTCGGCAGGAGAACAACTGGAACGGCGACGGCCAGAGCACCGTGGTCTGGTCATGGCTCGCAGGTCAGTTGGATGGCTTCGCCTATTCGGTCGATATCAACCCTGGCAATGTGAACACCGCTCGCGCGCTGGCTCCGAGTGCTCGCGTCACCGTTGGCGACTCGGTGGACTTCCTCCGGCACTTCGGCAACGCATCGTCTATCTCGCTGCTGTACCTGGACTCATTCGACTACAAGACTGGCAGCCTAGACGCGGCAGAGCACCACCTGCGTGAGCTGCAAGCGATCTACGACCGACTACCAGCGGACTGCATCATCGCGGTGGATGACTGCATCACACCGACCGAGGGCAAGGGTGCGCTCGTGCGGCAGTGGCTAGAGGAGCGTGGCAACCTTCCTGTCTTGGAAGGGTATGTGACGGTATGGCTCAAGTAGTCTCGCTTCTCCTAGGGTTGACGCTGCTCACCGGCAACACAGGACCAGATCTCACGCCAAGCGGCGTGCCAGTCAGCGGCGTGGCGACCTGGTATGGCAGCACCTCCCCTAAGGGCGATCAGTACTGCGTGGGTGGCTACAAGAACACCTGCTCGCCGTACAAGTCCAAGGCACAGGGTGGCCGTGGCGGTGAGCTGGTGATGTTCGCAGCGGTAGGGCGCTGGCGCTGGGGTGACAAACCGTTTAGACTGCTCGTCTGCCGGAAGGACGATGCGAGTAAGTGCGTGATCGTTGTGGTACGAGACTATTGTGGATCGTGTAAGGAGGGACTAAAAAAGCCGTGGACATCTCGCAGCCGAGCAATCGACCTAAGTCCAACCGCGTTCTCTCGTCTCGCGCCGCTCGGCAGAGGCGTGTTAGCAGTGACAATCGCGGACTACCCATTGAGCAGCGAGAGTTTCAGCAAGCCTGTGCGGCGTGGTCACTAAAACTCGAAGTCAAACTCAACGCGCTATTCAATCTGATGCCGCAATACGGTAAGAGCGTCCATTGGGCGAGAGAGCGCTACTACGGCGGCACCTTCGTCACCGACGCTGACCTGTACTGGGTCAAGTCGCGCATTGACGATCAGCCTGATCACTCCATCGCCGCGAAGATGCAACGCTACGCTGCGGCCGTAGATCTGATGTGCCGTGTCTGCGCTGGTGACGAGGACACCACGCCGACCTGCTGGGATAAGACCTGCCCACTTCGACCTGTGTCGCCGCTCCCACTAAGGGTGGCAAAGTGATGCGGTACGATTCCTGTGCGGCTGCGCGCCTTGTGGTGCTGCGGCCTCTCGCCCTGCCGGTGGTGTCCTCCCATCGGCAGGGTCTAACCTGGGGCAGCGTAGACGCTCGCACGACCATCATGGCTATTGCCGGTCAGCGACAAACGAGTGGTGCAACTCCACTCCTGCTCCACCACTACAGGAGGGCAAATGGCTAAGCAGGACAAGTTCGCCGTCTTGAAGGCGTGGGTCTCAGAGTCACAGACCGTCATGGGTCTTGACCACTGGGAGATCACCATCGTTGAGGCCGCCTCCGATGTTGACTCATGGGCTGACATTGACGCGCACCCACAGCAGCCAACCGCAGACCTGCGCGTCGCATTCGACTTCTGGAAGCAGGAGCCAGAGAAGCAGCGCCTGATCCTGACCCACGAGCTGCTGCACCTCGTGCTTGCTCGCTATGCACGCATCTCCGAGAACCTAGAGGAGTCTCTCGGCAAACTCGCCTGGGCGGTGATTGAGCCGCAACTAGAGGACGGTGAGGAGCGGACCATCGAGCACCTAGCGCGCATCATCGCTCCCTACCTGTCGCTACCGGCATTCCCTAAGGCATGAGGGCGCAGCGACCATGTCTGACCTGCGGAGTGCTCACCACCTACGGCAACCGCTGCAATGTCTGCGGACCACGCAAGGCGACCGAGTGGGCGAAGAATCGCGGACCATCTCCCTATCGCAACGCAGACTGGCGGAGGCTCAGTATCCAGAAGCGCAAGGAGGTTCCCTACTGCGAACTGTGCGGACAGCGCGACGGCAACCCCAGCAACCCACTCACCGCAGACCATATCCAGCCGCTGAGTCAGGGAGGCGCGCTGATCGTGCCGACCTATATGCTGCGCACGCTGTGTAGGGTTTGTCACGGCAAGATCACCAAGCACTAGGAGGACACCATGATGGCGCTTGACTATCAGCAAGGCCTTTTTGATTCCAAGGAGGAAGGCTACGCCGTGCGACAGATTAAGCCATCAGAATCTCACTGGCTGCTACTCAATGTTCACTACGCCAAGCGGCTACCGTCTATCTCCTACGCCTATGGGCTGTTCAAGGACGGCGAGCTAGTAGGAGTCTGTACATTCGGAACCCCATCATCGGCAGCGCTCAGGTCTGGAATCGCAGGCGCAGAGTATGCGGACAGGGTGCTCGAACTGAATCGCCTATGCCTAGTCAACAACCAGCCAAACGAGGCAAGCCGGCTAGTGGCTGGATCACTCAACCTACTGCCAACGCCTGCAATCGTTGTGTCCTATGCTGACACGGAGCAGGGGCATGAAGGCATCGTCTATCAGGCAACCAACTTCCTGTACACAGGTCTCAGCGCAAAGAGGACTGACTGGAAGGTGGAAGGACTGGAGCACCTTCACGGTCAAACAATCGCGGATCAAGTTCGTGGCGGCGAGGGTCGCAGGATTGATGCCATCAAGGCAAAGTATGGGGAGAGGTTCTATTTGAAGGAGAGGTCAAGAAAGCACAGATACATCGCCCTGCTAGGGCATAAATGGGAGAAGCGCAATATGTTGCGCGCACTCAAGTACGAAGTTATTGATTACCCAAAGAAGTAGGAGGACACCATGAGCAAGCCGATTATCATCGTGAGCAACACGCCAGTCGCACCGACCGGCTATGGCCAGCAGACCAAGCAACTGGCGCATCGCATCAAGGCAGATGGCATCCCTGTCGGAGTCTCTGCAAACTATGGCGCTCCAACCAACATGGAGGTCGAGGGCATTCAGGTATTCGCCGAGGGGCTGATCAAGTACGCCAACGACTCTGGACCAGAGAACATCGCCATGGCTGCCTCACAGGGTGGCTTCGGCATCACGCTGTTCGATGTGTGGGTGGCAATCAACGATGCGT